AAAGAGAATGGGTATTACTGCATTCTTGACAGGGATTCTTTTTTGGATTGCGACGCTGTTTCACTACCGCGTGGAAGATGAAACTAAAGAAATTGCTGATCAGGGTGATGAGTTAGATCCCTACAACGACGCACCGGTTTCACCGAAACTTGAGATCTTTTATACCGATAAGGTAGAGCCTTACCATGGGCACTTGTTTCATGAAGTGAAGGTGGATTTGGCTGGAAGGATATACTTCAAGATTGGCGGTAAGTGGGAAGTGCAAAAGAACATTGATGAGATTGGTATTTACAATATCATCACTGGTGAGAAGATGGCTGAAGGATTTAAAAAGGCTATAGATCGCGCCTCGAAATGACATAATGCCCCGGGGATGTCCCCGGGGCATATGTTACCATAGTCCACCTGTGATTCTTTTCAGGTGACGCATCTTTGCATTCTTATCATTAAACAACGCAGTCTTTCTCCAGACTTCTTTAAAGAACGTCTCATAGTTCTCTTCAGCATCTGAGAAACCGTCAATGATATCACGAATCCGCCCAAGTTCAGAACCAGCTGAAATAGCACCCCGGTCAAGCGCTACCACCAACTGATTATAGACGTATGACTGAGTAGCATACAAAACGAGTTTCGCAAAGTTCTGATAAGAAGTGGGTTCGAGGTGATTCATGTTATCATCGTTCTCGATCCAGCATCTCAAGAATACGTTTTTCGGCAGTGAATAATTTTCTCTGACCAAAATTACATTCTCACCAATTACCGAGACGTAGGCTGTTGAGACATTAGGGATTGGCATATGTGATGACAATATACCAGCCGCCCCATCCAGCATTGGGTTACCGCGACGCATACCCATCTGCGCCGTACCCAGTACGCTACCTTCACCAAAAACAAGAGATAATGCTCTGGTAATTTTTCTTCCTTGTGTCAATGTTTTGGGAATACGGTAAACCGTGTTGTAAGCATCAATACGCTCTACCTCAACATCTTTGTAAAGCGGGATTTCAACCATCATCCCACCAACCAGGTTACAGTCAACCATTACCCGTCGCTCTACAACTTGTTCGCGAATTCTTGCAGCTACGCTTGTTGGAATAGCGCGAGCATACGGGAGATCGTATAGAAATGCTCTATCGAGAACATCTCTTGGGATCTTTAACATAACCTGGTCAATGGCGTAACTGATTGGATTCATCGTTCTCTCCGGTTAATTGTTACGCTTACAGCAATTTTATGTCTGTAAGATTTGACTCATAATCTAAAGTCAAACCAACCCCCGTAAGGAGCAATATCATGAGTGTCGGTAAAATGCGTGTATATGGAGCCGGTGGTGCTGGCATGAACATCGTTCATGCTTTTAGCAAAACCGTTTCGGAAGGTTCTGATGGTATTATGGCTGAATCACATTTTACCTATCTCGATACCAGCCGTTCAAATTTGAAACCCGGTATGGATGAGAAAGATTGTTACATCCTGCCAGCAGATGGTTCTGGTAAAGTTCGTGGTCACAACTACGAAAAGATCGGTGAAGTGGTTAAGCAAGTAATGCTTGATCATAAACCACTGGATTTCAACGTGGTGGTATTCTCTGGCTCTGGTGGCTCTGGCTCCGTCTTTGGTCCAATGGTTATCAAAGAGTTGCTGTCTCGCGACATTCCAGTAGTAGCGGTTGTGGTTGGTTCTGATGAATCGGTCATTGCAGCAGAGAACACTTTGAAAACACTGAAGACCCTGGAAGGGGTTTCTCGTCAAACCAAACATCCTGTCATCATGCACTATCGTCATAATGAGCGTGGCGGTGCCCGCTCTGAAACTGATGCGGATGTCATCGGTGCTCTGGGATCGCTGTCAATTCTGTTCTCACGCAAGGTACCGGAGTTTGATCGTCAGGACATTTTCAACTTCCTGAATTATCATAAAGTGACCAGTGTTGAACCGCGTCTGGCTGCTCTTGAGTTCTTGATGGATGACGATGATATCCTGGAAGGTACGCGCCCTCACTCGGTTGCCAGTATCTACCGTTCAGCCGATGAGCAAACTCTGACTATCGTTCCCGAGTACCACGCAGCGGGTCATTTGGAACTAGGTGCTGTTGCACGTTGCATTCATTACCTGATTGATATTGAATCAATTCAACGGTACGTCAACCGTCTTCAGAAGACTATCAGTGAACTTGATGAGGTTCGTGCATCGCGCGTTCATCATAAATCGCTGGTAAATGATGATGAGATGGACGATAACGGTTTTGTAGTGTAAACATTTGGGGAGGGAAACCTCCCCTTATGCCCCCAAGGCCTCTAGAAAGCGCTGTAGCGTTTAAAACTGTTAAAACTAACCTAGGGTACTAATTTTATGGAAAGGTGGGTTAGAATTGATTCTACGCGCTTTTAGGCACATATTACCTAATTGATACTTCTCTGGCCGGAGTAACCAGTGCATATTTCAGTTAGATACGATGTCAGTGATCTCTGTTTTCTGTTAGACAGAATCATTGTTGAAGTGATGTCGAAAGATAATGACTATCAGTATTGGCACGACCACTACAGGCTTTCAGTCTACAGATTGATTCTCTGGTGGTTTGCAGATCGGTTAGACCATGTTAACGGGTTCCCAATGCTGCACGACGGCTTTGTTGATGTGCCTCACTCATTGAGAATACATTTACTAAACGCCACATCGAACATACAGGCCATGCTTTACAGCATGGTACCATACCCACATCACGTCAACGCGGAATGGACCTCGGCTCAAATGGAGCTAAGAAACGGGGACCTTGTTATATCATTGCAAGGGAATAATACCAATGTCAAAAGAATCTAAAATGTCAATGATCATTGATCTTGACGAGTATGTAGCATTCACAAGACTGCAGCTCAAGTTGTTCAAAAAGTCGAAGAAGATTGACCCGGGTGACCCCACTGATGAAGAACTGCGTCAATTGGTATATGACCTAATTGATGCGAACATACAAGATAACCTGCTGTGGTGTAAACGGTATCCTGGCCAAAACATTTCAGCCATCCAAAAGGTATTTCCTTGGTGGTCTGTTAATGGGAAAGAAGATTTTCACTCGGACTTCTATGAAGAGGTCATCTCCAGGTTAGAGGATTTCTACAGTACAGAACTGGACTGGATACTGTGTGAAAAGACCTGGGACATTATTTCTGTGACAAGAAAGGCGTCAGTATGCGTGATATCTCGTGGGGAAGATTATCGTATCGTGGACTGGCATCATATCCAGAATGAGAAGGTGAAAAATGGAAACGGTTCGCAAGACTTCATTCCTCTTGGATTACGCTGAAATAAAACAACTGTTAATAAATGCGATAAAGTCGCGTTTGAAGAAACAGCCAGACGAGGAAATTATTAATGATGTCATGCTGGGTGCTACCGAGCTTAAATTAAAAGGTAGAATCGAGCAGGCTGTTTTCATGCCTGAAAAAAACCTTGAAGCCATCGGCTTTAAAAAAGATTACGCCAGTGAGCTTGCTGAGATTATCACTGACTTTGCGTTAAGAGCAAATAGAAAGATTTTATTGACAGAGGTTGAGGAGATAGTCGCAGATTATCAAGTTAACATCTTAAAGGATGGACGTGTTAAAGTCACAAGAACCGTGAACCTAATGCCAAAGAAGGATGAAACAAAGGCGTTTAGGGCAAAGGCTGACGAATATCGTGAACACGTCTTAAAAGAAATAGAAGAGGGGCACTATTACCCAGAAAGGGTTAGGAAGTTCCTGGGGGTATAACGTGGTTATAAACCAAGTTACAGCATTGATACCCATGGATTCAAATTGGTCTCAGTCCACATTACCAAAACTTGAGTTCATGGAGCCCACTGGTTTTAAACTCGATGATGTCATTTCTGAAGCGGTTAATATAGCCACAGCAGTTATCGATCATCTCGATGCTAATAGTATCAGCACCCACATTGACTATGGTGGTTTACATCATGCGTTAGATCATATCGCTGATACAAGTGCCCAATTTGCAGAGTATTCATCTAAGGTGTGGGAGTTCTACACTGACATGGTGTGGGAGTGTTACAACATCGTATACCCCTATATTCGCGTCTTGATGAATTACCAGCCCGCCACATTCTTTAATGTTGTTGACGGGTATCGTTGTACTGATGTTCGTGTCTCTAAACTTGTCTATGGTCCTGATTTTATCAGAGTAGTTATTGATCTGATAAAAGAATACGGTGAGCAGATCACGAGTATTTGATATGAAAAAAGACTTCTACATCCCCTTCATACTGCCTCCCACTGACCCTAAGTGGGAGGCAGTATATGCCGAAATGGTAAATGCTATCGACGACATCTTATTCAGATATAGTCGATTAACACCGATCGAACAAAGATGTGATGATAGATTTCTTTATGAAGCCTTACAGGTGGATGAGTCATCTGCTGCACATCAAAAAGTTTTTACTTCAGTGTATCCATATATGCGCCTAATCGCATTTAGTGATGTGGAGTATTGGTTAGATTCCATTAAATTGCTAAATGTTAGAGATGATGGCGCATTAAGGTTAACCGCCACGTTTATCCCAAAAGCAGGGTTGGACTTATGAGTGATAATAAATACTACGTTATCCCTTACGAGGAATACGAAGTACAGTTTAAACCATACCTTGAAACTCTCAGCGAGTTAATGGTGTCTGAAGAAATGCTGGTAGACGATAGCATGAAGCTATGGTTATCAAATGGTCCAAGATCATATTCACCGTTGATGGAATATGCGTGTGAAGCATTGTCGATGATCCATGATGAGGACATCGATGGAATTGATGATGGGTCAATACAACAGAAACTTGATCGATATATTTCGACAATACAGGAAGCAGTAACGGACCTTTCAGAGAAACTTAATCCATTCTTTGAGATTATTTCTCATGAGCACCCAGTACGTGAAGACTGGTATGTTTTTCGTTTGGGTAAAACACAAATTTGCATTGGGGTTGGTATAGATGCAGTCGACTCGTCAAACCTTTATCGTCCCTACAGAGATCGTGTTGCTGAACGTGCTTGGATTGTGTAGAGCATCGTCAATAACAGCGTTGACGTCGGAGCGGTTGATAGAAGCCGCTCTACAGACAATGTTACGGTATAGACCTTATATGGTGTCAGTACCTCGTGAATGTATATCGTACAGTGTGATGGATACGGTATTTGAAATACTGGAAAAAACACCTGAAGCATCTAATGCTGCGATAGAAACCTTAGCTGAAGATCTTACCATTGTTATCATCTCAACCATCGATGAACTGATACAAAAATACTTTGGTGAGGATTCTGTTGTAGTCCTTGATAAAGTTTTTCAAGATGTCGTTGTGATAACGGGGCACGGTAATGAAGTTACTACTAGACACCGCTGAGGATATACTTAGATTACGTAAGTGTATCGCACAGATGACAGTTGCAGAGGTTGACATGGATGAGATTTTATCTCAGATATGTACAGCCCTAACGTACAGACCCACGATCGATGACCAATACAGTCAGTTCTGTAAAGCATATTCAACGTGGGGCTCATGGAACAATACACCTACCTCCGACGGAGCATTACTCGTTAAAGGTTGGCGCGGTGTATTTGAGAACGTATACCGACATTATAGACAGTTAGCATTATGGGAAGAATCTGGCGTAGCGCCATTCTCCTTTACAACGTTACTGAATAACAATGTCATGGTCATTGAAAAAACCCCTGAATGGAAAGAAGAAGATCCGGGGTAACGATAAGGGGACGGTGAAGCAAATGATCAGACTTTTTGTAGAGCTAGAAAGCATCGTTCCATTGATCGATGCGGTTAAGCACACGTATGAACCAGATCTACCGTTCGAGGTTGTGGTGCAAGATAAAAAATTTAAAGCCATAGTCGAGAATCTATTGACCTGTGTTATACGTCGAGACATACCCAAAACCTTGACTATCCAAGAGCTATTTGAGAACGAGGATATTGTCTGGTTAATTGAACAACTCATCGCATGTCAGATTAGTAAACTGATTATACGTGAGAAACTTCGACGAATCACGCTCCAAGATCTTGAGGGTAGCGTGATCCTACATCTTTAAAAGGGCGATGAGATGAGTGAAATAGACTCCAGCCATATCGGCAAGATTGTCAGTTTTGATGTTCTGCCGGCTGCTGTATTGGGTATGGGGACATACAGCTACGTCAAGATACTTGGTATCCTTGACGCTGCCTCTACCTTCCAGTTTATCGACCCGGTGGCGATGCATGCAAACGTGTACCCCACCCTACCGCCGGGTACCCCAAACCGTTTTGATGCTTATAGTTACGTGAAACTGAAGTTTCAAAATGGGGAGATAACCTGCATTGGTCTACCATGGATTACAGCAGGTAGTTTAACTGTTCATGAAGGAACAACCCTGCGTGCTACGATTTATAACTCTTCACCGAGTGAATTGAATCGACTGCGCCAAGCCCTGGTTGCAAATGGTTTTAATGATATTGAGATATCCACAATCGATTAATAATTACTTCGTATGCACTAATAGTATGACTGTCTGGGCAACGGTCATCTGCGCGTAGTAAAGTGTGGATATTGTCGTGGGTTGCTCGACCCGTCCGTTACTCTCATCGACCGATCTGGCCTGTTACTCCTCCTTTGACTTGCCAGTAGGTGCGGTTTCCTCCTTTTCCGCGTTAGGGGGTAGCGGGCGGTGCTCGAGCTCTAGTGTTAAGCTTCGTGTGTTAACTCCGTGTTTGCCTGTGGGGGAAACCCCACAGGCTATTTTTTCTTTTTTTTTTGTTGGTATATTTTTTTATAACTAATCCTCTTATTATGCCCTAGGAGGATTCACTATGAATTTGTTCACAAAGCCCCGTGAAGAATACACACGCGACCTTAACGTCATTGGTAATTACTGCCAGCAAAACGCAATCTACCTCTCCAGAATGACTGGCTGCTCTTACGAAGAAGCTCTTGAGTTCGTTAGAAATGAAGTTTCCATTGAAGGAAACTACAGCGCCAAAGATCCAGATACAAAGGTACTGGCAAAGAAGAGTCCTGGTAACCGCCAACCTACCTCACTTTCGTTTTCTCGTTTTCTTAAGACGGTGACTGATAAGGAACTTATTATCGCACCTACCTTGACCTGTTATGTGTCACCGAAGGTCAAGAAGTCATTGATAGCTGAATACATTACAGGTAACCTTAAGAAACGTAAGGACATGAAGAAACTCATGTTCACAGCAAAGATGGCTTTAGATAAAGTCAAAGAATCTTTCTATAACCTTCTTCAGTCTACCTTCAAAATTAAAAACAACTCCATCTCTGGTGCGCATGCCTCACCGTACCAGATCCTGTTTAACAAGTCATCGCACAGTACCCTAACCTCAACATGTCGATCTGCTACCAGCTATGCTAATGCTCATAACGAAAAGTTTCTTATGGGTAACCGACATTACTGGTCACCTGAGGTTACACGTGCAAACATTCTATCTATTATTCAGTTAACGGATAGACAACTGTTTAAAAAGGCTATGGATGAATACAATCTTCATTATCCAACGCCTGATGAAATGATGCAGTGTATTACCTACTCAACCAATCTCTACTGGATTAACTTAGAGGAGATTGAATCGCTGCGTGAGCTTAGCACTAAATTAGAACCGATTGAACGTGCGATGTTCATGTACGTTGGTGACATGTATCACCTAGCTAAACATAATCCCACAGTTGTCAGGGATATGCTGGGCCAAATCTCTCAACGGGTAGAAAAGGGATGCGCTGATCCAGAAAAGTACATTAGTAGTTTGAATGCTGATGCGACTGCCCTGGTATCACTCCTTTGCTCAAAGATACTTAACGGGAGACAGTTAAACGATCTTAAAGAGCAAGATCCTGAAGGATATGCTATCGTTGGTGCGACAGCAAAGAACGTTCTGGAAACGCTCGAAAAGTATCGCACCATGATCAAAGGGTTGTGGGTAACTATAAATCTGCCGCCATCAATATACAAAGCACCCATGCTTTATCGCCGTTGTGCTATTGTATCTGATACTGACTCTACTATCTTTACGAATCAGTATTGGACAGAGTGGTTTGTGGGTCAAATTGACTTTAGCGAACAATCGTACGCTATTGGATACACCACGACATTCTTGACCTCGCAGATTGTTGTTCATTACCTTGCATGTATGTCAGGTAACATGGGTGTTGTGACAGAGCAAATTCATCAGCTTACAATGAAGAGTGAGTTCTATTTCCCAACCCTTTCCGTTACCACCATGGCAAAGAACTATTATTCGTATATCTCCGCTCAGGAAGGCAACGTATTCAAAGACCTTGAGATGGAGATTAAAGGTGTGTCCCTTAAAAGCTCTAACTGGCCAGCCGCGGTGGCTAAGCGCTTGAAGAAGTATATGGGATACATCATGACGTCAGTTATGGAGAAAGGGAAGTTAACGTACGCTGAGATTCTTGATCCAGTTTACGAAATGGAAAAGGAGATTCTTGACGATATTGAAGCCGGTGGTTACACCTATTTGACGACCAGTCAGATCAAGGATAGTAGCTCCTACGTTAACCCTGACTCATCACCTTACGTCTATTACCAAATGTGGCAAGAAGTATTTGCACCTAAATATGGTGATTGTGATGCACCTCCATACCAGTCTATTAAGGTTTCTGTAACTATCGATAAACCCGCAACGTTTAAAAGATGGTTAGAGGAAATGGAGGATAAGGAGTTAGCGAATAGAATGCGAGAATGGGCTGCCAGAAATGGTAAGACCTCAATCGGCATGTTACGTTTACCAGAACCTATCTTACAGGTCACTGGTATTCCTCGTGAGATCATTGACGTCATTGATCGAAGGACTTTGTTGTACAACACTGTCTCTGGATTCTATCTGGTACTGGAATCCTTAGGGCTGTTTATGATGGAGAAAGACCGCTTACGGTTTGTATCTGATTTCTATAAACCGTCGAAGTAACGGCATAAGCCCAGGGCATTGCCCTGGGCTTTATGTCATACGTAAGTACGTATTTCACTATCAATCCCACTCTCGACCTCAATTAAGAGTCTACGCGGTAATGCGCCTCTTAGAGATCTATCGTTACGGATTGTTCTAAGCGCGACTCTGATACGGTTTAAGTAAAACTTGTTGTCCTGATTATTGGACTCTTCATTGAGTTTTAACAAAAACTTTATCAGTGGTAGTCTAGCTAATGTCAACGCCCAATTCACTTGGCGAGTTCTAGCTACCTTTGGTAGTTCCATGGATTGAAACAAAGAATCTTGATTCACCATGGCGACACTTAAAAGTATCTGGTCGAATGCAAAGCGTTTATTACGCAAAATCTGTAACTGCTTTTCAAGCACGTTATCAAGCTTACTTGTAAAGTCAGTGATATACATTTTATTCTCACGTTCAAACTTTGCTGGTTGTTCACCACGATGTATTGTTGATAAACGATTAAAAATAGCAATGTCTAAATGTGTAGGTAACATGTTGGGTAGAGGATACATCGCAACAAACTGATTGATTGTGCGATCTGCATCTGGGTTGATGCTTTTCTCCACCTCAAACCATCTACGATACTGTAGCATCAGCAGCGGTATGTTAACTGTAATAATGGCAATACCATTAATGTCGCTCTCATAGTTACCTTCCGGTACTTTAAGATTGATGTCATCAAAAGGATGCCGTATTACTTTAATAGGCTCTAACTCTCTCCACCGTCTTACGGCGTCGTCTACATCGAAAGGAGTATCAACTGAGATAATAACTTCATCAATATTCTTACCGTAGAAAACTCCAGGAGTAAAAACCTGTCCCACTGATATTGATGATGTCATCCTCAAAGACATTGCTAGGTCTAAACCACGGTCTTCAGCAACGTCAACGTAACTTTGATAGTCACGGTTCATGGATACGTTCATAGACTGTATCAGTCTTATCAGGAAATGTCCGCTATTAACCGCGAATACATTACCATGATAATAATCCATGACCTTTGCCATATCTCTCGACATACCGCCTTTGACGTAGAGAAATTCAGGCACACGTACAATGCCCCGCGTCGCGGCAGGGACGCTGTCAAATAGGGTATGCATTTATTTCTCCGAACTTCTAATCGGTAAATTTTAACTCCACATGATAACCCTATAGGAGATGTTCAAAGCATCTTCACGACACCAATCAAAGGGTGTCATAATCGGAACGTGGTGTCTTATGCACCATTGAACTGATTTTCAATGACATATTACCTAGTTGACATTACAATGGAAACATTGTATTGTTTGCGCAAACATTAATCCCAAAGGAGAACAAACGCATGGCTATCCATGACGACGAAGAAAAGAAGCCGACCGCAACTCGCACTGCTGAACAAGCGGCACGGCTCGATCCGAAACAGCAAGCCCAGCAGCGGGTAGCTCCCTCTGCGTCTGAAGCAGGCTTTCAGGCACGTGGTGGATCTGTGATGGATATCAACTCCCGACTGCGCCGCAGTCTGGGTCGTAACACCACTGGTGAAGCTGTTACCAAGTTCGTCAATGTTTTCCGTGAGATCATGGAAAACGAAGTGGGTAAAGAAGAAAACGCATTCCGCGTTTTGGTACTGGACAGCCAGGTTCGCCTGACCGCACTGTCTGCTGTTGTTCTGGCGCTGTCGGTACAAAGCCAGGGTCGTACCAAGGTAGCAGCGTATACCATGATCGTGGAAGCTTCAGGTCCCCGCCTGAACCCGATCTCTGTCAATATCGGCGGCACCCAGGTTGAGCTGGAAGCCACTGCCGGTGATACCGCTGACAACCTGATGTGGAAGAAAGTACAAGAAGTCGTAGCTGAATCCTTCGGTGCCTCCGCTGAAATCCTTGAGGCCGGTTTCAACGTATTGCCGAAAGAACTCGACCCGACCGATAAAGAGCGTGTACACAACGTTCTTTACAATGCAGCCGCAGCGCTGCAGACAACCCTGGATCTGGCACTGGGCGGTATTGAGGAACCGTTCAATGTAACCTGGATTGAGCAAGGCGACGTGCTGTCTGCTCGCGTTGACTACAACCCGCTGCCGATTGAAAACTCTGCTGGTCTGCCGGTACGCAGTGACGTCAGCATCCTGCTGAACGCATCGCGTCAAAACAGCGGCAACCAGATTCATGCTGCAAGCATGGACTTCAGTCGCGTCGATGGCTATGTCGACCTGGTATATTCTCCGCCGAAGCCGCCGATGTACGGTCATCAGCCTGACAGCCGTCACTTCACGCCGCGCTTCGTTATCACCAACAGTACCCCGCTGCTGAATGCCGTAACCATGGAGCTGCAGCTGCTGTCGCTGGTTACTGCCACCATTCTGCAACGCGGTATGGCATGGGCAGGCGTATTCAAGCCACGCGCCGGTGCTGGTACTGATCTGCGTGATATTGGCGCCATCGGTCTGGAAATGCCAATCCTTACTGGCTCTGAGCCGGGCAAAGGTGCACGCGTTGATACCAAGACTGGCTGGAGCAACAATGATCTGCTGAAACTGATCAACACTGCAGTTCGTGAAAACCTGGTATACACCATGCATGTGGAAGAAACCGGTGACATGAGCTGGATTCAGCAAACTTTCCTGGCTGCCGGTTCTGGGCGGATGGATGCAAACCAGGTTATCCTGGAAGCTGCAAACAATCTGACCATGGGCAAATTCAGCCAGTTCTACAAAGGTGGCCCGGTTGTGGTAAGCGAGAACATGCGCGTCCACTTGGGTTACTACCTTGATTCCAACGGTGTCAAGCGCGATCTGCGCGACATCGATTACCTGGCTCTGTTGAACTGGGTAGGTGAGAAAGATATGGGCGTTGTTGTTGACTGGTGTGACACCTTCGACAAAGTCGACGTTCCCATGGAAATCCGTCTGGAAAAACAGCGCAAAATTCTGCAGAACATTGTCGGTGAAGGCAATGCTCGCATTACCGGTTACGCGCGTCCGGTAACTTTTGAGCCTGATTTCATCATGGCGTTGACCGCCGCTGCCGAAGCAGCTGGTCTGGTTATTCGTCCAGGCAACATTGCTTTCGATGCCAGTGGTTCTGGCTCGCGTGGCAATGCGAATATCGATCGCTTTGCAGTGTCTCAGATGGGCGGTGGCATGTTCAATCAGGGTCAAACCTGGAACAACCATCGTTCCAGCACACCGATGATGGGTCGCTGGGGTCGCTGATAGCAGCAGTAGTGCAAAAGGAGGGGGAGAAATCCCCCTCTTTTTTTGCCCCACATCAAACCAGTAGGTAGGGAGTGATAAAACATGATTAAATTGGAACTTGTCGATCTTGATGAGTTATTCCATTCGTTGAAGTACCCGCCTATTATCGTCAACGATATTGACGTTAGCATGTCTGAAGAAAAAGACAAGCTAAACACAATGCTTTATACGCGATACGAGGGAGATACCCTCGATGTCATGCCGAGCTGTGATTGCGGTGAACTACGCGGACAAGTCAATTCCGATCTTCGTTGCCACTCCTGCGGTAGTGTGTGTGCAAGCGTAACCGAGAAACCATTTGAATCCATGCTCTGGATGAAAGCCCCAACGGGCATTGAGACATTGATCAATCCAGAAGTCTGGTCCATCTTGACAAAGCATCTATCAGTCACCGGCTGCAATGTACTGGAATGGTTGTGTAATAGCCTATACAGACCAACCAGTGTACGCGGCCAACAAGTAGCTGATAAGTTACAGTCACTTAATCTACCAAGAGGACTGAATAACTTCTACACCCATTTTGATTCGATTATGGATAACCTCCACGCCAATCGAATTATAAAAGGTTCTGTTAAAGCTCGAGAAGAGTTTAAACAATTTGTGAGAGAGAACAAACATCTTTTCTTCACAAAACACCTACCCATCCCATCGCGGTTGGGTTTTATTATTGAATCCACCAACACAGGCATCTATGCTGACACCAGCATGTCCCTGGCGCTGGACGCGATTAGAACCATCAGCTCCATTAAAACAGGTATCACTCCACTGCGCACAAGTCGACTTGAAGCGAAGGTTGTAAAAGCAATCTCACAGATGGCGGCATATTACCGGTCATTCACGACCGGTTCATTGGGCGGTAAACAAGGATGGTTGCGTAAACATGTCTACGGTAGTCGTCTACACTTCACTGGTCGTGCTGTAATTTCATCGCTCAGTGAAAATCACGATTACGAAGAACTTCATGTGCCGTGGGGTCTTGCAGTACAGTTACTGAAGATCCATCTTAGTGCAAAGTTATTGCGCCGTGGATATAGCCCGAAACAAATCAGTGAACTGTTCTATCGCTACGCGATGAACTATAGTCCGCTGTTAGATGAACTGTTCACGGAGATGATAGCTGAAGCGCCATATAAAGGCATTCCAGTTATACTGCAGCGAAACCCGACGCTGCAGCGTGGATCAGCGCAACAGTTTTACATAACCAAAGTTAAGACAGATCCTAAGATCTATACGATCTCAATGTCTGTGTTGACACTGCGGGCACCTAACGCTGATTAACTCTTTAAACCAAAGGTAAAAAACATGACTGAAGTAGTGTTCAGTCCTGTCGACTCTAACTGGGAGGGGTACTATGAAATTCCTAACCACTCCAAGAACCACATAAGTCCCTATGGAGTGGTGATTGATGCGGTAACGGGAAATGTTGTCTCAACCCACAAGTCGACGGGATACGTATATGTCTGTATCCACCATGACGATATAGACGCAGTAAAACCAATAGGTATCCATAGGTTGCTTGCAATGGCCTTCTATGGTCCCCCGCCGTCTGAAAAAGCCATACCGAATCATCGGGATGGTGTTAAGGACAACAATTTCAAAAGCAACATTGAGTGGTCAAGCTATAGTGGTAACATCGACCACGCTTACCGCAATAACCTCAGAACAGACAATCGACCTATCCTGGTAAAGGATTTGCGCGATGGTTCAGTGATGAGATTTCACGCCATGGCTGAGTGTGCTCGACACTTCAATGTAAGTACCGAGAGAATCTGGAGAAATGTTCGCGATAACACCGGGAATATTTACTTCAATTATTACGTCTTCAGGTTCGAAGATGACACAAGACCATGGCCAGCTCTGACTTCTAAGGATATAGGCAAGGTTAATAACGGCGAGTCAAAAGAAACACTGGCTCTTGAGTTAGAGACACGCCAAGTCATTGAAGGGCAAAGCATCTCACAAATCGCGACAGAAACCGGTGTTAAAATGACGACTGTTGCATATGCTCTCAGAACTGGAAAACAGTACCCGGTAAAAGGTTATGTCTTCAAACTGAAGAATGATCCCACCCCCTGGTTGTATTAGCGACAACACTACCAGTCAAAGACTGTGTCGCAAAAGGTTTAAAGAATAGTCCTCCTGTGTGGTAACATGCAGTGAGATTCTCCTGAATTGCTGGAAACCCCTTAGAGCTGTTTCACCACTGCGAGGCGAAAGCCAAAGCGACGGTTTGAAAACGAAACAGATTGGGCAATCAGCAGCGAAGCTCCTCTATGTCAATGACAGTGGAGAACGTTCAACGACTATCCGATAGCACGGAGTAGACGTCAAGCGACGTCAAAGCGGGAGACATCCCTCCGGGATGAAGATATAGTCTGCTCCTACGGGAAACCGTAGGCGGGTGCCAAAGCGCACCGGTCTAGCCTAGCGAGCTAGATGGACAAAAGGTTCGATGGTGACGAGCTTAACCTCATGCTAATCCTTGACATGGGAATGCATGATAAATTGCGGACACTCGCACCGCATATGGGGGCACTCGATCTGAAAAAACCCAGACAAATATCTCGAAACCTGGGTATACCTGCACCAGTAATTGCGACCGCTGCAAACTGGATCAGTGAGCTAGATTAGTGCGGTAATTTTACACAAACATGCCCAATGCTAGGGAGGAAAGTATATGGCGCAAATCATTGCCGGAGGTGCTGAGATTTTTGATGCGGCTACCTACGGCAACCCGAATGCAAGCATCTATCAATTCATTGACTATCAGGCACAACAGATTAGCAATAACCTGACCAGTGCTGCTCAGTCATTCTTTCAGACCACGAAAGACATCTACCGTAAGGTGGATTTGTCTGAGGCTACGCGTCTTGCTAAAGCAGTGACACGCCGAGTTAGAAGCCTGTGGCAACCCGACGGCATTTACCCGGTTACTGAAATCGGTCAAATGCAAAACGCAAGTCTCACCATGCAACGATGGATCATGGCTGAACCAACAGTCAGGACACTCTTTCATAAGCAACTGTGTGATGGGTATTCTGACACGTACGTGGATATGTATCCGGGTCGGGTTGGTGAAGATCACTATGATTATCGCCGTGTCATGAATGGCGTTGTTGTGCCACATGAAGAGCGTGGGTGGGATGCCACCACATACATGGAAGATCTTATTCCAGATGATGTGGAGCTTGACTTGAACGATCAGATTGATATCATTTCCTCTTGGCAATTTATCCAAGCGAAGGTTGCAGAACGAAATGAAGATCCAACGAGCAAGTATAACGGCACTTTAAGCTGATAACCGGAATGGGAATGTTCATATGCCAGATAATCCACTACCCTCGTTAGATTCTGGAGGTTGGGTAACAGGAGTAGCACAAAAGGCTGAAAAGCTATTTAGTTATTTTCTAGCCAGTGAACGTTCCCAGTCCAATCATTATCCGGATATTCAAAGTCTGCCGTACATCATTCAACAAAACTCAGACGATGATATCTCGCTTCAAACAGAAATTCGCAATGCCTTATCTAAACTATTCGAAGATTACTTTGAGTACGTTGAAATTGAGGTACTTGTAAGACCACAGGATGGCCAAGAGAATAACCCAAAACAGGATATCAGGATATCCGCTCTGGTGCGTTCAAATGGTGTTCAGTATTCGCTGCAACAGTTGCTACAGTCGTCTAATAAGACTATTAGCAATATTGTTAATTTAAATCGTAATCAGTGAGGTAGTAAAAGGTGACGGAAGAAAATCAAGCCCAGGACATCCCAAAAGAAAAAGTTGCAGAAGAAATGATTCCTCTGACACTTGAGCAGTTGACTTACCATTACGGTCTCATGAAACTGCAGCTTGATAGAGCGGTTGGCACGATCAACAAGCTTGTTGAGTATGTCAATAACCTGCACCAGAACCCTGCCTTTGTCGGTGGTATTTTGGGTCACATCAATGACCTGACCGAACAACGCCAGCTTCTGTTTGTTGCTGTGCATCAAAACCTCAGTGAAGCTGAACAGAAAAAATGCTACCGCTGCACCCTGAATTACATCACCAAAGATGACAAAACCGGTGCTGAAGTTGCCATGGAAACGTGGGATAAAGGCACCAACGAGTGGGTCACTATCCTGGATGATGATCCAATCCAGATGACGGCACGTGAAGCAATCATTGGTCGTCTGGTTCTTATGGACGCTGATGAAACAGTACCGTACTACATCACCCTGATGGCGGTTGATCCGTCTGAAGCTACGCCGAATTAATAATTCACGTGACTGCCGGGTAAAACCGGCAGCACCATCATTAATTTTTTTCTTTCGGTGGTGACATATGTCAGAGACAAGTGATTTTGCTATAATGGAAGCGATGAAGGAAATTACTACACGCTCTAAGAGCGTACTACCTGCAATCGCTGAATCCATTTTTGTCAAAAAGTATCTACCGATGTTTGCAAGTAAAGAACCGGTTGATATTTCCAAATGGCTTGAAATCGCAGGTACAGCCACAACACCGGTTATGGTTCTTACCGATGGTGGTGAATTTTTATTTGAAGTACCAGCGCTGCTGCAAGATATTAAGTTTCGTGAAGCCAAATCCGGCGCAGACTCCGTTACTGAAATTGTTGCAGACGCTTCAAACAAAGCTCGGGTTAATCCGCAGTTTGGGATGAACTACCTTAATATCCGTTTACAGGAAAGAATTGTAAACAAGGGTATTGATTTATCGACAATCATTGCATGGAACCGAATCTTTGCAAGGTACGGTTACGAGCCTGTAAAGATCCCGGAAGAATTATTGCCTGAAGAAACAGAAGTAAAAGTTTCAGATGGCGGTGATGGTCCAGTGAAATTCGATGAATTTGAAGAGCTTTAAATTAGCCGAACTCAGCGACGTGCATCTGGGACACAGCACTACACCAACCGAGCATATTCTTAATAGTTTAAGAGCAGCGTTTCCAAGCAATAGTGAAACAGCGGCGCTTGATATGATTGTCATTGCTGGCGATCTATTCGACAGACTTTTAAACTTACCGGAAGATGACGTTAGCCCTATCCGTAGATGGATGAATGATTTTCTAAGAATGTGTAAGCGTCATGACATTGTTCTTAGAGTATTAGAGGGCACTCCCAGTCACGATTGGAAACAGTCGGCTATGTTTGAAGAGATCAATGAGATTGCGGATATTGGCGCAGACTGTAAATACGTCTCTAATCTGTCCATTGAATATATCGAGAGATTTGGTTTCACGTTCTTATACGTGCCTGATGAATGGAGACCAGATCCAAATCAAACATGGCAAGAGGTTCTGGCTCTATTAAAAGAAAATAATCTGGACAAAGTCGACTTTGGTATCATGCATGGATTCTTTCCACATCAGTTACCAGCGCATCTGGTACCTGGTTCACATGATCCTGAGAGATACCTCGGCATTGTTAGTAAGGTTATCTTCATTGGGCACGTGCATAAGTTTTCTGAGTACGACAGAATCTATTCAGCAGGTTCCACCGACCGCATTAGTCACGGTGAGGAATCGCCCAAAGGTCATCTTCGCTATACACTTGAAGAGGATGGTACCTACAGGGTTAAATTTATTGAAAATGTCAATGCAATGATTTACAAGAGTATTGACTGCACTGGTTTAGATGGCGAGGATCTTCATCGTGAAGTCGAGAAGGTTATTGCTACTTTACCAAAAAGGTCTGCTGTAAGATTGATCTCACCAAAAAGTGAGGTTGCTTCAGCTAGCCTGAAATATTTCAAGGATAAGTATACTGACTTTATCTGGTCAATGAAGGTTGATGCAAAAACGTTTAAACATGCTGAAGAACTTATTGTTAAACGTAGAGACCAGAAAATTGTCAAGATAACAAAGGACAATATTGTACCGCTGTTACATGAGCGGTTAAAGGTCAAACGTCCAGATCAGGCAGAGTCTTGCGTGAAAATTTTAAAGGATGTTGTCGATGGCAAATGAGATACAATTGATTGAAGAGCGCGAGAAAGGTCCAATTGATATTTCAATTGGTACCGCTCTTGGCATTCAAGCTGCAATGGGGTTGACTGAGGAGGGATACCCCATTCTTAATAATGGTAAACCGATAGAAGCACCCATTAAGAAATATGGTGTACTTCTTTTCAATGCCAGAACACTTTTCAGAAACCTCTACACGGTTTTAGAGAAGGAGATTCGATTGAAGGTGTCAGCGAGAAGTATCGTTGATGTCATGCTTACTGAAATGAGAATCATTGATTCCATAGTACAGCGCTTCAGTGATGGTAAGACCGAAGTTGTTTACTATGCTTGCAATTATAACGGATTAACACGTTTGTTTCCAAAAGCGTTATTTAAAGAGGTCAACACAGACCTTCAAAAAATCTACGCGAACATGGAGAACACGTGTATTGATCTTTTTTCTGAAGCTCTTAAAGAAGAGGGTCGCGAGTTTCATATTCACGATACCCAAATGCCCGGTCTAAAGAAGAATACGTTAATTGTTACCCACTATCCAATTGATTTGTTGTGGCATGATAAATACCCCACACTCGATCTTTTGGAGACACATACTGGCGTTATTAAACGTCAGGCTCAGTGGAATACAAAACTTAAGAATGGGTCGAACCTTGATCGCATTCCTTTTGATAAGATGACCATTCAATTTTTCGGAGATACGGGTGGATTACTATCACCTTACCCGATTAAGTATCGAAAGGCATTGATTGAAATTGCAGAAAAAAATAAATGGAATACCCTGACAACAAAAGGACGAATATTACTCACGGTTAAGTTAGCCCGTATTCACGACCTTGAAGTGCTTGTACGCACCATGTATGCGTGATTTTTTACAACGGTTAACTATCATTTGTACCCAAGGAGACCCGGACAATGTCTGATCAAAACAAGCAGTATACCCCCCGCCCAAAGAATGCGTTGGATGACTACAAGCTACGTCTTGTAGGTGACAAATTGAACGGTGCATCAAAGCGCGCTATGCTCGCTGTTAGCATCGTAGGCAATAACCCGCGTGTCAATGTCTTCACAAACGTAGACAACGATAAAGATAACGGCATTATCCGTGCAGCCATGGATACCCCGACTTTTTATCTTTTGCTGGATCGGCTTGAGCATGCGATCAATGCAGACCCAGGTTTTCGGGATTACATTGAAAACAAGAAACCGCCCCGTGATCGCACGCAGCGTGGTCTTGAACTCGAATCAAAAACAATCGTCGGTAAAGACAAAGATGGTCAGGTATACATCTCTGTTATTTCAGCGGACGAATCACGTCCTCGTGCAAAGTTTGTCTTTAAGACAAGCTATCACCATGACCTGATCAATGGTTCCACCGGTCAGCGTTATTCAGACGCTGAGCTGTCTGTTATGGTTGCTAAAGCATTCCATCGCATGATGTCAAACCTCGTGACCAACGTTATCAACACACACTACAAAGAACCCGAGAAGCGTCCGTATAACGGTGGCGCTGGTGGCGGCGGTGGTGGTTGGAAAGGTAATAAAGGCGGCGGGAATTATCAGCAAAACCGCGGAGACAATAATGCCGGTGCAAAGAAACCCCCGCAGGACTTCAGTGGTGACGGCAACTGGGAAGATGACTTCCCGATGTAATTGATGGCGAAAGCCGTAGGACCGGACCCTATGCGGATTCGGTCCTACGGCCTATGCCCTATCAATACATAATCAGATACATATTACCCATGTGACGCCTTACAACAAAGGAGTTTAGAATGCGTCTTATAAGTAACGACGACAATACCGTAATCGTTGAAAGCGATTCTGGTGAGAAACTGTCATGGGATGTATCGGTCTATGACCGCACACGACTGCCCACAGTCGACGGCGTCTTTGATGAAATTAATGACTTCTTCCAACAGCGACTTAAAGCTGAGCAGCGGAAGAATATCTTCAAAGTCTATGTTGATATTAAAGAAGCGTTACAAACAGTGGCTGAGCCAAATGCTCTGTCAAAGATTCTGATTACCCTTGTCGGTGAATTGTATAAAGCCATCGACTATAACGAGTTTGAGTTCTGGTATAAATGGAAGTGCGTTGACAGGATCATTATCCCCAATAACCTGAAGACGCAGTATGACCCGGATGATCCGCCGGAAAGAACTTATCTCAAATCCGATTACATTAAGTTGGTTGGTTTAGCAGTATTACTCAGACCAATGATTCCGGTTTGGGGTGAATACATCTTGAGGATCAAAGACCAGGCTGGCAATGTGTATAAAGAATACGCAGCCATGCGCCTGATGGGACACGTGCCGCTGGTGCTTGAGATGGAGGCTATGGAGAAGTTGCGGGTATACGTGCAGCGATCTGTAGGTAATGATCAAAAGACTCTATCCGCTATCTTCAGCGGTTTAGGTACATCTGAACTACCAGAGTATCTGCTAGCGCTGGTAGTAGTAAGACGTCTTGTGGTGGGTGAGGTACATGCTTCAGAGGAGCGTGGTAATGTTATCTCGAACATCTACGGATTCTTAACAGGTGCACTAAAAGACCTGGATAGACGATTCGGTGGCGGGATCAGTGAGAAACATCGTGAAGATGATTCCATTGACGATGACTCGATGTCATTAGTTGAGTCGTACAAAGTTAAAGCTGAAGTCCCCGCCGGTGAAATTGCAGTGCTTAGCATGTACACTAAAAATGTCGTGCATATGGCAAAAACCATAGACCCCACAATCGATGAGGCTATGGTAAAGGCGTGTGTGGATAAAACGCTAAGGAATCACGAAATTGAAATTCAAAAGTTTCAGGTCGTGATTTGTCAGTGGTTGATAAAACCAGTGATGTCACCTTTGGGTTTGACGCACCTTAACAAAGAACCCTTCCTGAAGGTAATGGGAGTATGTCAGGCTGTTCTATGGCATTGGGGATTCTTTAACCTCGCAGCATTGTTAACCTCCAAGATCTACACCTTACCGGAGAATACAATGTTCGCAGCAGAGACTCGGTTACGTATTCCCAATAACCAGGTTGACCGATTGATCCAGTTGTATCCGCATTACCATCCAGCGGATGAGCGTAAACTGGGGGATGAATCATACGTCCGTAGAAACAATGCGGGTTGTAAAGCAGTACGGGCTTTGGCAAAAGAGATAAGTGGTAAGGTTTATCAATTAACCTGCCTTGAAGATCTTATTGTCAATTGCCAATCTGTAGACGGCTCTGGTAAAATGTCCGCACCAGGTGACCTTGCAGAGAATGTTGCAAATCTGGCCATAAAAATCGCAGAGGGGAAAGTTCTCTATGAGAATAGTTAAAATGATCATGGTGGAGACAGGGACTTACGATGACATGGTCTTGAGACCGTATCAGACGTCTCTGGATGCGCAAGGGCTGATGATGTATAAGGAAGCCACGCAAGATGGCACCATGATCACACCAGCCGCATTGTCGGGCGTTGCAGGACACCTGATGCGTCCGTCTTCACAAGTCACGGGTCAAGCCCCAATCGAAAACGGTTGGGACACAAGACGCCTTCGTTTCATGATTGAGATTGAAAAAGATCAGGGGTGGGGTGCTAAAAATATCCAAATCATTACCGGTTACACGGATTACGTGGGCGCTGGACTTTCAGGTGCTGTCGATCCTGGGATGCGTCTTTATTTCAATAACAGTATTGTTGTTCGTGCTGTATCTGAAGTAACGGCGTTTGGTCAGCAGTATCGTCAGAGTATTGCCGATGCCTCGCAGATCATACCGGTATTTAATATCGGTGCTCCATCGTTTAACCCGAACTCCATTAACGGTATGCCAACACTGATGCGTCCAATGGATGTTGTCTCTGGCATGTACATGAATAATCTCCACGATCCCAATGCGCATGACCTCAGTACCAGCATGTCCGTATCGCCGAAGAAATCCAGACGCGATAACGGTAATGTAGCAAACTACATGGCAAGAACAATGAAAGCCATGACGACTGCGCATTCTGATAACGATGATTACACAGACGGTGCTGAAGATATTCTGATGAAGGCCAAAGGTTATCTCAAAGAACCAATGGTTTCCTCTGATGATTTCCTTGGCGAGCTGATGAATGTTAGTGACTACATGTCAACTGGCACAATCAGTTACGGCGATCTTTGCCGCCGGTTCCCTGAAGCCGATCATTTGAACACAGTTGTATTGCGTGGGGAAATGCAAAAGCAAACGCGACCTACTCCACAGCGCGGTGGGGCGCAACACTGGATTGGTAGCGATATGGAAACAATCGCTTCAACAATCCTAACGCAAGCAGTTCCTGCGATCATGCTGGAGCTGATGTTAACAAAGGTTTCGTTTGCTGCTACAAACGAAACGCTGAATGGTCAGTTCGTCGTAGAGATGCGCGATGCTGCCAGCTTCAGTAAGAACATTGACATGTCACCATACCTGCAACGGTTTATCGATCGTTTGCATACTGAGGTGCTTAGCGATATCAGCCGCAATAATCAGATATCTTTCAGACTTCAAATGTTGAGCGATATTCTGGGCGACACGTATGTGACTATCTCTATCGGTGGAGGACCCGATACAGATTTCGTCTTGCCGTCGTTTTGCGATGCGTTAATGTCACCAGTGATTGGTGGCAGCAACAAAGACCTTTCCATGGTTGCAATGGATCTTGAGCAGATCTACAGTAACGGCGCAACGCAGTATACCGCCCAACCAACAGGTATGCACGCGATGCAGCAACCCGGAATGAATTTTCAACAGAATGTAGGAGGATTGCAACATGCAGGAATTGATGACCTTATATGAAAACATCTTGATTGCTGCCGGTGGTGAAATTGGGGATGATGGTATTCCACGGTTTATGACAGTAAACGACCGGCAGCCCTGTTTCATCGGTGACAAGATGTTGGTCATGCCTACTCGCGAAATTCAGCGAGAAGGTAACTGGAGTAACCGTATTGCGTTTCATCCAGTGAGCGAGAATATCGTTCGCGGTGAATCCGATGTCGTTAAGAAGTTGAAGCAGCTCATCGCAATAAGACTTACGGGCAGTATCTCAATGCTCATGTCTAACCTCATGGCGCTGGCGGCGGATACGGACCAGCAGGCAAAATTACCTGCATCACTTGCAACATTCTTGACAGTAATCCCTGACGTGGATGAGACGACTGTAAGGAATACAGCAGCTGTACTCAATTCAATTGAATCTGTCGGCCAGAACAGGCTCATCAGTATCTACCTGAAACGTAAAGGTATGCATGCTGGTCGCACCTGGCACCGTTTGGCAACTGTCACCTTCCCGATTGTTGAAGAATTCTTCAAGGAGGAAAGAGACATTTACGGCAGAACTCTTCGCAAGAAGGATAAAGCTGCCTTTGTCAATCTGTTCAACTGGATCTTACCGGATGCTGACGATGTCACCAAGTATTCGTTCGGTTCAGCTGACATGACGGCGCCGTACTTCCATGCGCTGATGGGTGCATTTGTAACTGTGGCTACTCGCTTGAATACTGTCAGTAAGAAGTTCAAGAAGTTTCTTCCAGATTACGATGCGATTCATATTCCACTGGAATGGGCGGATGATCTCCAGGACCTTGGTAAGTACAAGGACATGATCGCCCCGCAGCCAGGTAATGATGGTCCACCTATCAAGGGTGACAGTGAGGAAGAAGTCCAATCCGCACAGGAGGTGGTTAACAAAACTACTACCACCCAACCCCTTGGTCAACCAATTCCGCAAGCACCAGCTGCTACACAAGTGCCACGCGGATTTGCACCACCATCACCCACTGTTGGGCAAACCACAATCCAGCCTTTGGGTAAACCAGTTAATCAGCCACAAACATCGGCAGATGACTGGATGAATTTCATGGCGCATCAAACAATGCCGACTGCAATTCAACCCTTCCCGGCTGCTAACAGAATGCCTGTGCAGTATCCGCAGTCATATCCCCAACAGCAACCGCCGTTTGCACCGTTTAATGCGGTGGGTGTCACTCGACACAATGGTCCGACTGATCAGCAGGGCTGGCCCATGCAGGGTACAGTCACAACGATCTAACGGCATAAAAGGAGGGGGGATCACCCCCTCCTTTTTCTTTTGACTTTATCCAATCTTTTCTAACGTTTTGTAAAGTCTTTGTATATCAACAATTCGTTGAGGATCAGGCAGCATAACCATAGTCATTGAATGGTCATACTGAAACGGTGATGTCAAATTATTCGCACGCATAAAGATCCACCAGTATTGAGGTGCCACATTAAGCGCCTTCAGTAGACCATAGAAGTCACCCTGGTATCTGTATGCTACATTATCTTTGACCCGCGTCATGCGTGTTCCAGAGTCTTTACGTAACCATTCAAGGTGTGCTTCTATTACCTGCATGAACTGTGGCTGATAGTACACATCCGGTCCAGGGTTTACGGACGTTTCATATATTGGCTGCGTCGTCATGGTTACTCCCGCGACCTAAGTCATTTGAAATACATATTATCATCTTGCCCTTTCAAACAATACTGACAGTGAGGATGTAATGTCAGACAATAATCCCCCACGCATTGAGAATGAACTGCATCCAGATTTGCTGGGTGTGAACGCAATCAATCCCTGGGTCGGACATGATAGCTCTTCACGAGCAGCCATGTTGGCCTCACACATTGGACAATCACTTGTTGTAAAAGGTGCCAATATCCGACGGTGTCAAACTGGTGTTGAACGTGAGTATGCGAAGTATACGTTCTCATTGAAGATGCCGTGTAACGCATTAATTATCCGTTGTATTCAAATGTATCCGAAGACAATGGGTGAGAATCAGATTAAAGATAATCCGATAACGACTATCATCTACGAAGATGTTGATAGCGAGAATCGTGAGATCGGTATTCTTGATTTGGTTAAGTACCATCACTTGCACCAGCATTACGGTTTCCATTACCAGTACCGGTCTAAGGTTTTAGAGAAACTTATGCCTGGCAGCTTTATCCCAAAAGGTACCGTGATAGCGGATTCGCCAGCAGTATCGCCAGACGGTGATTACATGTTTGGCGTTGAGACTAACATCGCACTGATGTCGTATCAGCCGGTGATTGAGGACGGTGTTATTGTAAGCGATGAGTATATCAAGAAGCTCACCGCCACAGCTTACGGTAACCGGACAGTTTCTTTTGGTAAAGACTACTATCCATTAAATCTGTATGGCGATGAAACTCGCTATAAACCTTTCCCTGATATTGGGGATAAGATCAGACCAGATGGATTACTGTTTGCACTTCGTCAATACGACGAAATGCTTGCACCCATTCACATGACTCCAAAAGATCTGATGGAAGTCGACTACGTGTTTGATAGAACTATCTACGCGGAAGCCGGCGCCCGAGTTGTTGACATTGAAGTATACAAGGGGTGTCAGCCAACCAGTAACTTACCGTCGAACATGACGGTCCAATGCGAAATGTATTACAGGAAAGAACTGCAATACTATTCCGCGCTGGTAGCAGAATATGAATCCATGCGTAGAAAGCGTGGTGAAGCGTTAAAGGTCAATCCTGAGTTCCATCGGTTGTTGGTAAAGGCTCGTGCTTTCTTGAACGATGATAAGAAAAATCGAATCAACAAAACCATTAACCGTGTACCTTTGGATGAGTGGTGTGTAGACCTGACGTTTGAATACGAGTCTATCCCAACGGTGGGGTCAAAGATTACTGACCTACATGGCGGTAAAGGCGTTATCGTTGAGATTATGAAAGAAGAGGACATGCCTATCGATGCTGCTGGCAATAGAGCAGAAATTATCATGGATGCAGATTCCACGATAAAGCGCATGAACCTCGGTCGTTTGTACGAGCAGTACATCAATGCGTCGGCAAGAAATACGCAACTTACCATTGAACGACTGCTTGGTAATAAAACTCAAGAGGAGATTGAACTTGCATGGGATTATCTCATGGGGTTCTACCAGATTGTTTCGCCAAGAATGTACGAAGCTGTAATAAGCTCTGGCACTGAAACAAGAAAGCTTCAGCATCTTGAATGTATCGTGGAAGATGGTATCTACATGTGGTTACCAACCGACACACCTGTAGCATACCCCGATGTGGTAAGAGCCTTGCGTGATAACTATCCCGCTGTTAATGGCCCAGTCACATACCGGGGAGCCTCAGGCATTCAAGTAACCACAAAATCAAACATCATTATCGGTAGCATGTATATCGTGCTTCTAGAGAAGATGGGTAACACTTGGGCTGCAGTATCCTCATCCAAGCTACAACACTTCGGTATACCGGCAAAGCTTACAAATGCCGACCGGTACTCATCACCCATCCGTAACCAACCGGTGCGAATCCTGGGTGAGTCTGAGGTTAGACTGTTTGCTGCTACCGTGGGTGGAGACACGACAGCAGATCTTCTGGATCAGTCGAACAATCCTGTTGCACATAAACTGATTATCGACAACATCCTTGAGAGCAAAAAACCTACCGCAATAAAGCAGGTTATTGATCGGACTATACTACCAAAGGGTCAAGGTCGCCCACTCCAGTACGTCAATCACGTTCTGGAATGTTCTGGTATTAAGTTCGCCCGCGGAACTGATAAGGGGTAATAAAATGGAGGCAAGAAAACTGGCTGCCATGACAGAGGAGCAAATCTGGCAGCTAAAAGATGGCCCGCTTACCGTTGTCTTTGATGACGGTAAGCTTAAGACGACTTCCAGACGAGTGATCTTCTCATACTACGCCTGGGAGTTCCACCGCCGTTATCCGAATACACCACTGCTAACGCGACATTGCTTGCAAGATCCATACGTGACAGGTAACTCAAACCTGAAGCTGGTGAATGCGGCTATGTGGGACTGTTATGACTCACACGTTGGTAGTGGTATTATCATTGAACAGTTAACGAAGATTTCATACGAAGCTTCGAATCGATTGTACAATGCCATTACTCGACGACTTGAAACTCATGTTACCAGCATCAGCGCTCTTGACTTTCTGGATGTTATTGACCATCCAGCGATTCGTGAAGCGAATGAGAATGTGAAGCCGAGTTCCGACACGGATGATCATACTGTTGATAACACCTACACCGTCATTGAAAAGGTTCTACTTGATCCAAAAGAGATGCGTGATAATGGTGTTGCAAAAGCCGCACGCTCTGGCTTGGTATCGATGGGACAGATTCTTCAATGTGTGGGTCCACGCGGATATGCAACGGACATTGATTCCAACATCTTCCGCAATCCTATCCTTACTGGTTTCTATCATGGCCTGAGAAGTCTTGAAGACATGATGAAGGAATCACGCTCAGCAGCTAAGGCATTGTTCTTCACCAAAGACCCGATGCAGAAGTCTGAGTATTTCAACCGTAACTTGCAGCTATCTGCTGCTACTCTCAGTAATCTACATATGGGAGATTGCGGTTCCACGCATTTCATTCCGTTCACTGTTAAAGCAGGTGACATTAATCCCGGGTTATTGGGGATCTATTTCAAGAACGATAAAGGTAAACTTGAGATGATCACCATGGGACATAAGCATCTTATTGGTAAAACCATTGAGATCCGCTCTGTCTTTGGATGTTTGCATCCAGATCCATACGGGGTGTGTTCTACCTGCTTCGGTGATTTGGCGCTATCGTTCCCACCTAATACTAACATTGGTCACTTCTGTTCTGCAGTGGTGCAAGGTGAAGTGGGTCAACGTATTTTGTCAACCAAGCACGAGGACGGTAGTTCAACGGTTGAGACTCAACCGCTGGATGATTATACTCGCCGTTACATTCGTGTGTTTGGTGATGAAAACCAACTGGGTCTTTCACCGCGAACAGATGGTGCAAAGGTTACATTAACGATACCGGATGAGGGAGCTAAAAACCTTTTCGATATCACTTTCGTGGATGATGTTAAGTCTCTAGTGACATTCCGTATCACTGAGATTTCGCGTATGCGAATGACCATCCAAAAGAAAAGCGGTAAAATTGAAAACGCTGTCCTTAATATTGCGAATGGTCCTCGCAATGCATCCTTCACCCATGAGGCGTTACAGTTTATCAAAGCCAGAGGGTGGAGTAATACGCATAACGGTGAATACGTTATTGATGTCAGTGGATGGGATACATCAATCCCAATGTTTGAGCTACCGCTCACTCACCACAACATGGTCGAGTACATGAAGACAATCGAAAAGGTTGTTAAAGGTACCGGTGATAATGACCTGAAGACATTGATGGATTGTGATTCTCCAGCTGAGGCCCTGTCTGTTCTGTATGAGTTGGTGAGTTCTAAAATGGACGTATCGCTATCTCATCTACAGGTCATTGCGTTAACCACCATGGCGGTCGATCCTGACAACGACGACTACCGTATCCCTAAACCGGGAATGGTTGGTAAGTTCGCAGCATACAAGGACTACATGGCTATGAGGAGTCTATCGTCTATGATGGCATTCCAAAGACAATCACCCACACTGCTCTCGATTAAATCCTTCAACGTGAGGATTCGACCGAAGCATCCATTAGATCCACTCCTTCTGGAATAGTGGGTGAATTTTAAACTTGATGTCTACACGCACTATATCAAGGTTACAGGGTTCAACAAGTTCGGTAAGGATGTCTTGTTGGACTTCTGTAGACCATTAGCACAATACGGTCTAGTGCGTGTGGGACACAATCAGTTTGTAAGAAAGATGTTAAGAATCTTTGCTGCTGCAACGCGTGATAGATCAGAATTTAGATTTCACGTTAATCAGTTAGAAGAGTTACTTGATCATCTTAAACGTCATGTCCAAAGTGAAGATGCAATCGCGCTTAAACATCATCGCCCTCACGAACCAGTGAGGGTTGAGTTTAAGATGAAGAAACACTTCGTTGATCATGATTATCAAATTCCAATTATCGACTACCTGACTAATACACAGTTCATTAATGTGCTGACATTGCAGACAGGTAAAGGTAAAACACACTGTGCCCTCAGAGCCGCTGAGAAGCTCGGTGTGCGTACGTTACTCATCCTTAAGGGTATGTACGTGGATCAGTGGATAAAAAGCTACAGAGAGGCTATGGACGGTCCTGTTAAAGACCTGATGGTGGTACGCGGTGCTAAACACCTTAAAGCTCTTTTAGAGCTTGGCGTGCATGGTCAGCTTGAAGCAAAATTCATTATTGTGACAAGTCAAACTCTGTACAACTACATTCAGGATTACGAAGCAGCTTCTGGCGGTGAAATTGATTATGCGGTCCCACCAGATCAGATGATGGAGACATTAGGCATTGGTTTACGGATTGTGGATGAGGTGCACCAGTTATTTCATTTTAACTTCCGTTTAGATTTATATACCAACGTCAGTAAATCCATCTGTCTGTCGGCTACGTTGAACTCCGATGACTCATTTAAAAATAGAGTCTATCGAATAGCTTTCCCACCCAACGTGCGTTTCCAGGGTGCGGAATACGATAAGTATATCGCCGTGAAAGCTTTGACATACACCTTGTCAGAACCTAAACTTCTTAGATGGAAGTCAAGGGGCAGGCAAACGTATTCTCACGGTGAGTTTGAGAAATCATTGATTAAGCATAAGAAAATCCTTGAGAGGTATATAACTCTCATTGGATGGATTATCAGAGAAGAGTTTATTAATAGTCGTAAAGGTAAGCAGAAGATGCTTGTCTTTAGTGCCAGTAAAGAACTGTGTACTATCTTGACTGAACGATTCTCGCAGCAATACCCGAACTTGAAGGTAGCCCGCTACATCGACGAAGATCCTTACAACGTGTTACTTGAAAATGATCTTATTTTCTCCACGCTGTTATCGTCTGGTACTGCGGTTGATATCCCGGACCTTTACGTTACGTTAATGACCACCGCGCTAGGTAGCCGGGAAATGAATGAGCAGGCGCTAGGGCGCACGAGGCGCTTAAAGAACTACCCAGACACTACTCCAAAGTTCCTGTACTTAGTTTGTGAGGATATCGACAAGCACATCGATTATCATAAACGAAAGATAGAATACTTTAGAGACAAAGTGTTATCACATCAGGAACTCATGCTTCCATACAAAGTCTAAACGTGTGGGAGTGTGAGCATTCCTTTGTAGACTGGAGAAAGGGATAATGTCGGTTTTCACACCAGAGAGCTTGTTTCGCTTAAAAAAGAATATTGATCGAACGGTTATCCAAAAGATCGAACAACCAAACGCTGTGAAACTTCAGCAAATAAAAAAGACATTACCTGTTCTCTGGAATGATCTGGTGCGAAGGGAGCCTTCATTTAATACGATGGTGCATCAGATTTTAAACGATGAAGTGGGGCTCGCAGAACTATTTTCTGAAATACAGATAACCCCTAAAGGTAGTGCGACGATGACGCAGACCGAGGCGGTTACCCAATTTATAGCCAATGCAATGGTTTGCCTTATTATTGCATGTGGCGAATATAACGCATTGCGTTTATTTGAAAGGTCACCGATTACTGTACTGCTTGGTTTAATTCACTCAGTTCAGTATTTTCTTGTGCCTTCCAAAACAAATCCTTACTGTGAACAGTTTCAGGTATTAACTCTAGCGGGAGTATTTTCAAGACTTTCAAAAGAGATGTACCCAGCAAGATACACGCATGGTCTTATTAGCTTGTTCTCTGAATTCAATATTGACGAGGAAATACTAAGACCTACGTTCAAGGAATGTTACAACCATTTCTGCATAAAAAACATAGAAGTGCATTAAAAGGCTAGGGGAATTTCCCCTAGCCTCTATGTCATTTTTTTTTTGATTCTAAAACATTTCAAATACATACTCCTATAGTGAATGCAGGGAGAAATCCTTCTCCCTTAACCAATATCCGTAGGAGGATATCATGAAAATTCACGGAACTATTATGGTAGACAGAACCCCGAGAAACAGTAAGCCCCTGCCAGCTTTCTTCAATGAAGAAAGAATGGCTGCATATATCGCAGCCGTAGGCTGCAAACAGGAAGTGTTGGAATTCCTGCGAGGTGAGCTGCGCGGCCAAGATCGCTGCACAGTGCGTGACCTAATCGCCACCGCCGAGCAAAAGCTCACTGGTGGCACCGCCAGTGAGGCACTGGCACGAGTTATCAACGAATATCGGGAGTGGTAAAATGAAAAAGATTTATTTGGCGATTGCAGTATCGTTCATTTGTTTGACCATCGGTTTAATGATGGTTGCCAAAAAAGAACAGCAGGTTGTTGTTATTGAACTTCAACTACCTGCTCATGAATCGGTTCCCTACGTGGAGCCGGTTAAGTATGCAGCACCTATGGATCTCAGTCGATGGAAAGCCCCTGTGGCTGAACCGGCTGGGATCTAACAGAAAATCCCTGGGTTACACTAGGGATTTTTTTTTTGTCTGGATCAGTAAAAATTTAGCTTTATTGGTATGCTATGAATACGGACAGGGGGTCATCATGGCCACACAAACGATCATTGAAGGTGGTCTACAGTTCCTTGCGGGTCCTCTGCTTGGGAACATGATCATCTATATGCCGTATGAAACTACTGAGGGTGGACAGACTGTCTATAAAGACGGTTGGACTTACTATTCAGTGTTTCAAGACTCGGTAGCGCAAAACATCACCAATGTTCAGATTGTCAACAACATCGCTGCGAGGAATGCGCTCAACCCAACAACAAACATTCAAGTTTACGTTGTTGACGCTTCAGATGATCCACTGGTCTCAAGTGGTGGTGCATTCTATATTTACCAGACATCGAATGACAGTTGGCTTCTTACAAGTTCAGCTGGTGTTTCAACTGGTATTCAAGAGACATTTGAAACTGTCTCTAAAAACATGACAGCCAGAGCCGGCACGATTGTTTATACGCCAGCTGGCGATATTTCAGCAATTGATTTTGGAGGTATAGTCAAAACCTTGAATTACAATATCGATAATAATATCGAGTCAATTGTACTTTCTGGGCCAAGTCTTCCTCCCGGTATCCAACTCACTAAAACTTTTACCTATAACGTCAATGGCGATATAGAGAGCTGGAGCTATTCATAATGGGTACAGTCACTTCGCAGCTTACACGGCTTGGCGATATGGAAGGTACTCTGACCTCTGTTTCTATCGGTGGCGGTCAGGGTGCATCAGCCAACACCGATATTTTCTTGCAAGGCGCGCAATCACTTGCACGTCGTACATCTAACGTAACGTTAGGTGGTTTTCTTTATGATGATGGTGCTGGTAATAACGTTTCTGCCGCTAACACGCATGTAGGTTTGTGGGTATGGGTTACTCACTATGCCGTGTTGACAGACCTGCGAGCGAGACTTGCAGACGGTGGCAATAGTAACAACTATGATGAACATCAGTTTCCCCTCACCGAATATCCAAATGAGGGCGGCTGGGTTCGTATATGGGTAGACGTTTCAAGGACGCCGGAGGCGACAGGTGGGACAGGTTTAACACTGACCAATCTTCGATACTTTGGACCTGTTATTTCTATTCCAGCGGTTGGTGGTAACGCTCAGAACTTGGTACTCGACGCTGTTGATGCAACGGCTACAGGTCTTTTGCTAACAGGTACAACTTCTGTTTTCAGTGACCTTGTTACCGCTGATGCAAACGCCACTAACAAGTATGGTGTTATTTCATCTCTCTCTGGTATTCTCTTTTGCCGCGCCCGAATCACGATCGGTTCAGCAACCGCAACTGAGTTTAGTGAGAGTAACTTCGTTTTGATTTTCCCTCAGCAAGCCCTTGTGTCTAACACGTTCATGGGGTTAACTGTTGACCTTCAAAACGCTGCAACTGACGTAGAGTTTATTGCAGGTTCTTTCCAGTCACCGGGTGCCAAGAAAGGTGACTTTATAGTGACAGGCACAGCGGGTATTTTGCTTGTAGACGGATGCACGTTTACGGGTATGAGAATCCTTACCTTAACCTCAGCTGTAACTTTCACAGACAATATCCTGCAAACATCTGGACTACTGACACAGTCAGGCGCAGAGATTCAGAATTGTTCTTTTGTTGCTGGAAGCGGCACTGCCTCAGTGCTTTGTGATGACATTACCAAGTTAACAGATTGCTCCTTTGTTAGCTCAGGTACAGGTCACGCAATCGAGGGTTTCTCCGCGGCTGGCGACTACACCCTCACTAACCTCACCTTTAGCGGTTATGCCTCAGTAAACGGTACGACTGGTAACGAAACTATTTACGTTACAGCTACAACCGGAACTGTGAACCTTACCGTTATTGGCGGCTCTGTACCATCGATCAGAACAGCTGGAGCCACAGTCAACGTTATTGCTGGTTTGGTTACAATTACCATTGAAGCAAACGTCTCTCTGGTGGATGCTGAAATCCGAATTTATGATTTGGATAACAATCCAACCGGATCTTATGGTACAGAACTTTCTGGAGTAGAATCACATAACGCTGCCACGTATGTTTTTAATGCGAGTAGTAGTAATTTGATTCATATCCAGATCATGAAGAGCGGGTTTGAAGAGTACGGTCAATCCTACACCGTGCCTTCGGTATCCTCTACCGTAAACGTAAACCTCAGACTTGACGTAAACGCCTGACAGTAGATAATCGATGGCGCTCATTGACCATACCAACTTTGCTGCTAACCTCAAGCAGTCTACCCAACCACGCGGTTCTACACCAGACGGCAACATCTATTTTGACGTTGCTAATAACCGCATTCAGCTTATTGGTGAAGATGAACTCGCAACCGTCGATTTCGGCGGTGGCGCAGTAACAAACCCGTTGAATAACTTCGACGGCATCACCATGCGGGCGCTGTATAACTTTGAAAACCAGGAACGTCGTCTTGATGAAGAACTGCGTAAGTACAAGCGTGGTACTGACGGTGACTTCCGATTCGCTGGTGCTTACAACTTTGTAAACGGTGTGAAGCTTGACGGTACTGACCGTAATAAAGTTCGTGGTTCCGGTTTCCAGGAATTCGCTGACACCGGCGATGGTCAAACTGACGTAGACCGTATCTATCACGGTGTGGTATCTCTGGTACCAATTCAGCCAACCACCACCCCGTACTGGGCATTGGTTACTGATACCGCCGAAGCTACACTGCAGTCCGCTACCTGGGCCGACTTTGTTCGTGCAGGTGACATCAACGAAGTTGTACAGGTATTTGGCGATACGGCTAACGGCGACGCCACTGCTGGTGATTTCGACTTTACCACCCGCGTACTTGTTGTACGTGTTCGTTCGTGGGGTTATAACCCAGGTGAAACAACCTCTGTCGCGTCCGGTGTATCCGAATTCTCCGGCTTCTCGGCAGGTTACGGTGTGGGTGAATCTATTAACCCCGCCAACATCTACGATATCGCGGATGTCTTTGGTGGTGCTGCGATTGCACCGTTCACCGGCATGTCCCTTGAGGCGCTGGTATCTCCTCAAGTTGAGACCGGTTTCAACGAAGCCGATGGTGATTTCACCTGGGTTCTGAACAATGCCAACAACGCCACGGTTCAGGAATGCGCAGCTTATCTTGATGCTGTGACTCTCCAGGATTCCGACATCGATGATGGCGCTGGTACCTATAACGGTCGTAATGGTCGTGTATGGTATACCCGTAACGCCGCAGGTAAAGTTGTAACGGCATCTATTGACGGTGCTGGTCTTTTCATCGAAGGTCTTTCGACCGCTGAGAAGCAGAACGTAATCTTCACCGACGATAATGGTAACCAGAAGACCTATCCGTTCTTCCCGGAAATCCAGATTTCTGTCGGTGCTGCTGCTGCTGCTGATTCTTTGGCATGGTATCATGTGTTCTACGTGGATGGTGTAGCCACAGATGACTTTGATACAGCTAATGCTGTAACAGTTAACGATAGCAGCGGCACGCCTGTTAAAGGTAACGTTCAGGCGAACATTGTTGGTGGTCGTATTAACTTCGCATACGCCTACGATACCAACACCCAGGCTGGCTTGTCGGCTGGCGCGGATAAAGACATGGTCGTTATCGTTGAAGGTGATGGCGGTGCTGCCCAGGCTATTACTTACTTCACGGTGACACGTACCACGATTATCCCTGTCACATGTGCGCCGGCGGTAGATACCAACGCGTAAGGAGTGAGTCATGCCAGTTGTAGCCAGTGTTGACTACGTGAATAAACGGATTTATTTATCCGCTGATACGGTTGGCGTGCCGCTGGATACCCTGGATGTCTATAAGGAAGTAAGGGCACTCAGACGATCAACGGAAGATCATCGTAGATTCAGACCTATGGTGATCGCTGGTGGTAATATCGCGAAAATTCCCGGTGTTACTTTTACCCAGCCATACGTGCAGTTGTTATTTGGCTGTCGTATTGTTCCATTTGATACACCGCATTCATTGCGTGTTATCCGAGATACATTCACGGATGACGGCGTAGTGGGTGCTGGTGTATTCGATCGTAGCACGTTGTCGTCAAACATCGATATTGATTATGACGTACAGGCCGTTGAAGTGAGATTGGTGGGTGCTGAAGATAATGAGGAAATCCTCAGGAAACTCAGACAGCTAATTGCACTTTCTGTTTAAGCATAAGCCCAGGGGAATTCCCCTGGGCATTATGTCGCGTTACTCAAATCAATTATAAACACATATCACCTACATGTCAACAAAGGAGAAACAAATGTCACTAAGAGATGATCTAATGGCTGACTTCAAAGGTCAGTATGCCATCAACGACCCGGGACATCGGGAAGAGCATTTCATCAAGGTTGAAGAAGCTGGTCTTCGTATAACCAAAAGATTGAAGAGTGATGCTTGGTGGGATGAGGATTTGGTTATTCTGTTTGCTTGGCTGCATGATCTGTTCAGTTGGAGCAGGATCAACCACCACCAGATGAGCGCGTTCTGGGTTAGGACAACTAACTACAAACACGTGGCTTTCCTGTCAGACAATGTAAGGGAGCTGTTGGCGCGAGCTTGTGAGGAACACCGCGCAAGTTATAAGGGTGGCTATAGTAGTTTGTTTAGTCAAGCCATGGCCGCCGCCGACCGCGGTATTCCTGACATGGGGAAAATAGAAGAGATGGTCGAAAGATCAATTCAATACCACATGGCGGGGATGGGTGGTGAGGTAGTATCGTCATCAGTCGAGGCTAGAAAGATTGCTATTGCTCACGTTAAACACAAGTATGGTAGCAATGGGTATGCTCGCTGGCCTGATCTGACAAAAGAGCTCTTTGGTGAAGAATTGAAAGATCTTCAACATGCAATTGATAATTTTTAATATTGGTCCCAGGAGGACTTATGGTAACTGAAAAAGAGAAAGAGAATCTGGACAAACTGGCGGCTCTCCTTAAGAAACTGGATGAGAGTGACATCCAGCCGGTGGAGGGCGATGAAAGCGAATCAGTGGGATGGTGGGATAACAATGAAGGGTGTGACCCACTTCTCGAGGAGATCGAGGGCGAAGCTGACGCATGTCTCATTACCGACAAAGGTACCCCCCATTATCGGGCACATCAATATCTTCGAGAAACACACGGGTTCCGTGTGAAGCCCGGTGAGACCGATAGCTTCGGCTGGTTGACGGGTGTCATCGTCACCAAGCGCGGTTATCTGGTTTACGGGTAACGGCATAAAGAGGGGATCACTCCCCTCTTTTTTTTTCACTTTATGTAGACGTAAACTGGAATAGGGATCTTATCAAGGTACTTATATACCAAAGGTAACACCTCCTTATCCCAATCTAATCCACCTAAGCCACACCCTAGACGCGGAATGGCTAACGATGTAATGTTAAGTTCCTCCCACGACTGCGATAACAATTTAAGGTTGTGTTCAACCCATTCAATCCTCGACGGATCTTTCCAATGTTTCTTTGTTGGAAAACAAAGTATTTGTCGCCCATCCGGTAACTTATAAACCCAGAGAGAGGTTACCTTGAGTTTAGAGCTACGGCAAGCTTGTCTATACGCATGCAAAAGACCCGGGTATTCTCGGGCCATAGTTTTTGCAAGACCAGCACCCATTACGCCAACCACGTTAACCGGACACGTAAGGGTTTGACATTCAGATAACATGATGTCACCGTCTGTTATCCCTAAGTGCCCGACTTCATCGTATATTGTCATCACAGTGATTTCCCTAACTTTGTAAGCTCCCGCATAGTGTTTTCAGCCTGAGGTGCTTCACGTTGAACATCGTCAGCAGCAAGCTTTAGCAGATACTCGGTTATATGTCTTGGGTATAGCAAGAATTTATCAAGCGTAATCCCAAAGCGTTTATTGATCTCATAAACCTTGTATCGCCATATCTTGTTCTGTATAGGACCAAACGAATGAATATCTTCTTTAGGTCTAACAGACACATAGCTCAAAGGACCCAGCGACGGATCATCATCCGTGGTAATACCATAAGCGTTTTGATAAGCACGTTGTCTTAAAATTTCAAACGTGATATTATCAATCTTATCTCCACTTTGTTCCAGTGAAGTTATAAGCTCTTTTAAACGATCCAGCCACTGACCAGTCACGTCCCCTAAACCAAAGCTTGGGTATATGACATGGCCGGTAGTTGGATCGTCGCTTATGGTTAATGGGTTTAAGCTCCCAGGATGATCCTCCGGCGCTGTAGGGTAAAAAAAACGTTTGTCACATCAACCGGAATGATGTAACGATGCGAAGAATCAGATTCATCGCCTTGCGGCTTACCGCAAGAAGGGCAGGAGTATCTCGGGATACCAATCATTGAGATAGTGGAATAATCAATATAATTACCCACCTCCTCAAAGAACTTATCTCTCAACTCATCCTGACCAGTTAGAGTTGTCAAAATGCGGTCAATGGTGTCACGAGAATCAATGTAGTTCTCATCCCCACTTGGAAGTGTGACAAGAATCTTGTCAACCCAGTGAGCAAACTGACGCAACATAGTGACGTTACCTTGCGCCATGATGCGTCTCTCACGATCTTCACCTTTAGCGGTTGAGCCAAAGTTTTCTTCGATCATGTTAACAATACTTTCAATCCAGCTGTACCCGGAAGTGATGTATTCTTCAATACTGGGTACACGTAGAATCATTTTCAGTTTTGGTGTAAACTCAACAGTCTTCTTTTTACCGTATTTCAGATCTGACTGGTAGAGCATAACGTGCTCATTGGTATGCTTTGCACGACGATTCACCATATGCTTCTTTTGCGCATGTGTTAACGCTTCGCGATCTGTCCAGCAAAGGCGCGGCAAGTAAAGCATCGCTTCTTCAACGTGTTGACATTCAGTCGGACTTGCAATACAGGGTCTGCGGTAGGGATAACCGTTAGGGTAAATAGCGCATGCCAAACCCCACAGCAAAATAGGAATATCTGTTGCACGGATAATCTTCTTAAGATTCTCTGGACGAGTATCTTTTAAAGATGCGTCATAAATGTGATCGAGTGCAAAGTTAACCAGATGGTTCACCATGTAGACCGATGTGTTTGAATAGACTAAACCGCTGGTCATATTGCCAAGAGCAATCTTTTCATCAGCCAGTCGCTGATCCAAAAGCAAAAGATCAGAATCAGTAGGCGCTTTAATACTCACCCAGATACCAGAATGCCACAGAGGGATCTGCACGATAGATCCCAGACCAAGTGCTCCAAGTACCTGGAACATCGCTGCATCACCGGAAAGTTTACCGTTTTCACCTTCACCTGAGATCTTAGGTGCGCCCGCTGCTAGCCGCACACCCTCAATTTCAACAGACTGCATCCAGTTCGATGTCTCTTTACTAAGAGACTTCAAGAGTGCATTACCTGCCACCAGATTATCGATACCGTCTTTAATAGCCTGGGCCCACTCAGCGCCTTCCTTCGCACTAATTAATTCCGTCTTTGGAATAGCTTCGGCCAGTTTATTAAACTCTTCAACCGAGTGACGAAGAAAAGAAACGTAGTGACGTTTATCAATTTCTTCACCATCCTTAGCTTTAGGAAGCGTACCCTGCACATCGCGTTCAATCGTGATGTTGTGTGGTACTTTATCCAGGTATTCGACTTCGGTATCTTGCGATTCCTCGATCTCACCCAAAACCGCAGCAAAGGCCGCTTCTTCAAGTGCTTTGTTTTTTTCATCTTCAACCGCACTAGCGTACGGCGAGACATCATCACGGTGTTCATCAGACTCGTATTCAATCACCGGTGGTGTTGAATCATCAACTTCAACTTCAGTTTCAGCTTCAACATCTTCCACCAATGTTTCAGTTTGCTCGTCTTCTTGAGTTTCGATAGACGGTACCGCAACGGTTTCTTCTTCCTGTGATGGTTTTTGTTCATCGTGCATGACTTACACCCTTATCTGTTGTTCCGGGGGGAGAACGGTATTGATGATGTCGAGGATGTTCAACAAGTTATCAATTACCACTGTCTGGTATGAAGCATTCCAATTCTCGTACTTCTCACCAATCATGATAGCGTTTAACAAGTCATCGGGACTGTCAGCCGCGCCAGACTTACCCTGCCACATGCTACGGATTTGAGCAAGCTGTCCCTGATACTCACGCACGTCTTTCAACAAGATTGCTGACAGGCGAGCAAGCTCTGAACGATTGGTTACTTTATCAGTAATTTCTTTATTGCGTATTACCGGAGCAATACGTGTTGGCAATAGCAACATGCCTTCACAATCAGCATGTAGACTTGCCACATCAGACCAGCAAAGGCGTGAAGATTGTTGTGCTTGTTGCTTAGCGATCTCACGCGATTTTACTTCACGCGTCTTCTCGCTACGAGTCTTTTTTCTACGCTCAGCGGGCGCTTTGGTTTCATGTTTGTGCATTGTAGACTACCTTTGTGGTTTTTTATGGCAAACATGCCTGTTCATATAGAATACTTTCACGTAAGAATTCACTTATTCTTTATTGGAGCTGACATGATTGAAGATCTGCGTTATGTTCTATCTCAGTATCTAAATCCTGAGAGAACACGACTTTTGATTGGTGCTGTGAGCACTCTGTACGAGTACAACTACACCTCATTTGAGTCGCCCATATTGCAGCTGATCAACGTTTTACCCGACGTTGGCTCTGAGAAAATGTTGATGGATACAGCTACCATCATTGAACGCAGTATGGAAATCGTTTTACGTGAACACGGGTTGACCTTTGTGTCAGGTGATCTGACTATCAAGATGGATATCCTAGATGGTCTCAAAACTCTTGAGACGTACGATGACCATGAAGCTCTTGTCGATATTGCGACCGATGAAGAAGATCCCTCTCAAGCATTATGTGAAATGTTGGCACTGGTGACAAATAGAAGCTGGGCTGATTTCGCAGAACCGCTTGGTGACGTACCCTCGTCACTGATCGAAAGACTCCTATCAGTGCATGAACGCGAGATGGGAATTCGAGAAGCTTTAGAGGACGATGATAGCGATGCCACAGAGATTGATGTCTGTAAGCTACGCGCCAGATTGAAAAATTATCTGAGTAAATCTGGTAAAGATTTAATGGCTGCAGATTTAGTTGCTAGTGGTTATCGAGTCGGTACAAGTATTGATCAATTGCTTACCGCTAAACTCGATGAACTCTATAGCTTCATGCCAAAGAAACCAGAGCTTGCCGCAAAGAATCTAATGTCGATTGCGCTGATGTCATCTGAATCTATTAGCACATTGAAACAAGCAATCAACGATCGTTTGGAAGATTTGTACGATGACGTATCTTTTATCACAGGCGTCGATGTAGCATTGACCGATGAAATGAGAAAGGTTGTAGCGTATGAACAAGAGTGAATTCTTTATGCGTGCCATGCACGCGCAGTTATTTAAAAAGAAGCACTGGATTATTTCAGCGTTTTCTTTATTTGAGGAAGATCCTGAGGACTGGAAAAAAGATCCTTACGGATTCCGTATCGTTATAAAAGACAATGGTAAATACTTTTTTGTTGACCCTACTGATGCAACAAAGTTGATTGCCATTACTGATGCAACAGCAAAGCAACCGCTTTACGCGTTCCGTGAGAAACTCACTATCTCCCCAAGTAAAGGGGATGGCGATAACATCGGTGTACCCAATCTACAAAAAACGATTGAGTCTACCTATGGTAATGTCATGTTTAATCACATGGTTATTATCTACGCCTTTGGTAATAAGATTCCCTATCAACAGGGTAAGGTGAATGCTAAAGGGTTGGAAGAGATCATTATTGAACGCCTTCAGGACGATCCACCAGAAGGCGCTTCACGAGATCCTAATTTCATCTACATCGATGAGTTAGTTAAATTTATGGAAGCAATGAGTGCGCTGGTAGGGTTAACACAACTTTGTACGCCAGCAGCCTCGGTTAAAACAATCACTGCCAATAAAGATATTTTGAAGGTGCGTGATGAACTTCTTATTGAGCACCGCG